GGTAACGCGCGACCCCGACACTTTTATTCTCAGACATTTTTAGCGATCCTGTTCCCATTGCGCTAAAATAAAAAATAGCTTATACATAAGTTATGAATTACTTTGATCAAATTATTTCTTGCCCTGAATGTGGTCAAAAATATCAAAGAAGACACTGGCCTAATTTCCCAAGTACGGGAAAACCGCGCAAGACTTGTTGCTTAAGTACAGGCGACAAAAACAAAAACAAATATCTTGCTAGATTTGAAGTGGTTAATGGCGTTGATTGCGCTTTGTGTTATTCTTGCAAAAAACATATACCAGTTGATGAGTACCATAAATATAAGCATCGTATAAAAAATATATGCAAACATTGTCATAAAGAAAAATACAAAGATTACAAAAGCGCGAAGCGAATACAGGAAGAAAATAAAGTTAAACAGAAACGCCTTAAAAAAGATAATGAATTGCTAACTTGTGATCGATGCGGCGAAATAAAAAAACGCAAGAATTGGCCTAAAGAACCATCTTCTCAAAAACTTTTGAAATTCTGTTGTCTTGCGAATGAACTTAAGAACAAAAAAGAATTAAAACAAAAGGGCTTAAAAAGGTGTTCTGTTTGCAATGAAATAAAACCGCTTGATAATTTTAATAGAAATAACGGCAAGTGCAAACCTTGTCAGTCTGCTTATTCAACAGCTTTTGCATCGCGGAAAAAAAGACAAGATCAAATTGATCAAACTGATGATGGTACTTTAGACGTTAGTGCTAAGTCAAAAATATATGCAGATGCTAAAAATTGCGCTGTTTGCTCTATCGAAATGAGATGGGAAGACAAACAACTTGATCACATAATTCCATTATCAAAAGGCGGCAAGCACTCTATTAAAAATGTGATGATTATTTGCGCCGACTGCAATGCCAGAAAACACGCAAAGAATTTAGAAGATTGGCTATCTTGCTTGAGCAAGAAAGAATTGTCTTCATATCGATTAGAAATTTCTAAGAGAAAAGAACTGTCATATATTCTGGAAAGGATAGATAAATGGTCGCTAGGGGCGGTGTAGTTATTGGCTCATCTTATGATGAGGCCAGAACAAGAAAGATGAACGCTGATGCTGAAATAGCAGAGTTAGAACTTGCTAAAGTGCGCGGCGAACTTGTTGAAACGCAAAAAGTTATTGATGCTTGGGTTGAAGTTCTTTCAGCTATGCGTGCGAAAATGTTATCATTGCCTTCGGTTCTTGCTCCGGTGGTTGCAAATGATGAAGATGTTGCATCTTGTCAAGACATTATAGAAAAGCAAGTATATGAGGCATTAGAGGAGTTGGCATCTTATGAACCGGAAGGACAAGACAACAAAAAGAATAGTAAGCGAGGCAATGAGCAATCTGAAGCCACCGCCAAAAATGATGGTGTCAGATTGGGCAGACCAAGAAAGACGACTAAGCTCCGAAAGTAGTAGTCAGCCGGGTAGGTGGAACACATCATTTGCGGAGTATCAGCGCGGCATAATGGATGCTATTAGCGATCCTAAGTTGCGAGACATCTGCGTTATGGCTGGCGCACAGGTCGGCAAGACCGAAATGCTTTTGAATTGCATTGGCTTTCATATTGACCACGATCCAGCACCTATACTTGTTGTTCAGCCAACGATGGAAATGAGTCAGGCATTTAGTAAGGATAGGCTTGCGCCGATGTTGCGAGATACACCTTCATTGAAGGGTAAGGTAAAAGACCCCAAGTCAAGGGATGCTCAAAATAGTGTGTCTCATAAAGTTTTTCCGGGCGGTCATATATCTTTAGTCGGATCGAACAGCGCGGCAGGATTAGCGTCAAGGCCTATAAGAATTGTATTATGCGATGAGGTTGACCGCTATCCAGCGTCAGCCGGTTCGGAAGGTGATCCAATCCAATTAGCGCGAAAGCGTTCTGCAACTTTCTGGAACAGAAAGATCGTTCTGGTTTCCACGCCAACAAACAAAGGCGCATCGCGCGTTGAAGCCGCATTTGAAGAAAGCGATAAGCGTCAATTCTTCGTACCGTGCGAAGATTGCGGTCACGAACAAACATTGAAATGGTCACACGTTCGATGGGATAAAGATCAGCCGGAAACGGCGCATTATGTTTGCGAAGAGTGTGGCAGTATTTGGAACGATGCGATGCGTTATCGCGCTGTTCGTAATGGTCATTGGCAAGCGACAGAAGAGTTTAAGGGCGTGGCTGGGTTTCACATCAATGGCATTTATTCGCCTTGGACACCGTTAGCTGATGCGGTTCGTGATTTCTTATCAGCTAAGAAGATGGCAGAAACCTTGCGTGTTTGGACGAATGTTTATCTTGCTGAAAGCTGGGAAGATCAAGGTGAACGCATTGACGACTATGCGGTTGCGGAACGCGCTGAAGAGTTCGGCGACAGAATAGATAAGCGCATATTGGTGATAACTTGTGGTGCTGACGTTCAAGATGACCGCGTTGAGATTGAAACGGTAGGCTGGGGGCGTGATGAAGAAAGCTGGTCGCTTGATTATCGAACCGTTTATGGCGATCCGTCTTCGCCTCAACTATGGCAAGACGTTGATAACATCTTGATGTCTAAATACGAAACCGAAGATGGTCGCATTTTACAGCCACGCGCAACTTGCATCGATAGCGGCGGTCACTACACGAAAGCGGTTTATGATTTTGTTAGACCGCGTGAAGGTCGCCGCATTTTTGCCATAAAGGGTATGGCTGGCGAAAGCCGTCCAATCGTATCAAGACCGACCAGAAATAACATCGGAAAGATACGATTATTTACTTTGGGCGTTGACAACATAAAAGAATTGATTTTTTCCAGACTTAGGATACAATCGGAAGGTGCGGGATATTGTCATTTTCCGGCTGACCGTCCAGATGAGTATTTTAAGCAACTGGCATCATCGGAAAAAATTGTCACGAAATTCTCTAAAGGGTTTCCGCGCAGGGAATTTGTGAAGACAAGAACGCGCAACGAAGCGTTAGACTGTCGGGTGTATGCGATAGGGGCATTGGCGATTTTGAACACGAACCTTAACACACTGGCAGACCGACAGGCGCACGCGGCAGAAAAGCCGAAGGATAATGCGCCAATTAACCAGCAACCGCGCCGCGCTTATCGGAAGCCCGGCGGTTTTGTTAATGGGTGGCGTTAATGGCGAATCTATTTGATACCGACAATGCACTAACATATGAACCGCATAAAATCGTTGTCGGTGATCGCGTCACTTGGCGCAAAAAGAACTTAGGTGAAGATTATCCCTCTTCAACTTACACGGTTGCTTATGTTTCGAGGGTCTCTTCTGGCGGCGGCACACACGAATTTCAAGTTTCTGGCGTTGCTGACGGTGATGATTATTTGTTCACAATTACATCTGTCGTTAGCGCGAATTTTGACACCGGTCATCACCATTGGCAGTTAGAGATCACGCGCACAAGCGATAGCGAACGGATCGTCACTCAAACAGGTTCGTGGGATATTATCACCGATCTGGATAATAATGTTGATCCGCGTTCGCACGCTGAAATAATGCTGGATAAAATTGAGACTGTTTTGCAAGGCCGCGCTGACGCTGACGTCCTGTCTTATTCAATCAATGGTCGTTCGCTTTCCAAGATACCGGTGACGGAACTGGTTGAATGGCGTGATTATTATCGAAGCGAAGTTGTTAAACAACATCGTGAAGATCACGTTAGGAATGGTCGCGCACACTCCGGCACGATTAAAGTGAGGTTTTGAAAATGGGACTATTTGATTTTTTCAAGCGCACTGAAGAACCGAAGAAATCGTTCAAGAAACGTAATTATGCGGCGGCGCGTGCCGGTCGTTTGTTCGGTGATTTTCTGGATAGTGGTAACTCTGCTGATAGCGAGTTGCGATTTACATTGGAAACAATGCGAAACAGATCACGCGAATTGGTGCGTGATAACGAGTTTGCGCGTAGATATGTCAATCTAATGAAGACAAATATCGTTGGCGACAAGGGTTTCCATCTGCAAGTTAAAGCGCGCAACGAAGATGGCAAGCTGGATGCGGCTGGCAATACCATCATCGAAAACGCTTGGAAGCGTTGGGGGCGTTTAGGTGCGCCAACAGCCGATGGTCGGATGTCTTGGTATGATTGCCAGCGTTTAGCGATTGAAACGCTTGTTCGTGACGGCGAAGTATTTGTTAAAAAGCTATCCGGCACAAAATATCGTGATGGTTTTGCCATTCAGTTTATTGAGGCTGATATGGTTGACGAAAAGAAAAACGAAACCTTATCTAATGGCAATCAAATCAGAATGGGGATTGAACTTGATAAGGCGCATCGGCCTGTTGCCTATTGGGTTTTAACATCGCATCCGGGCGATAGATTATATCATACAGCGCAAGCGCGAAAGCATACGCGCGTACCGGCAGATGAAATGATCCATTTATTTATGGCTAATCGCACGCATCAGACGCGCGGTGAACCGTTTATGGTTTCAGCGATGTCAGCGTTAAAGATGTTGCACGCTTATCGTGAGGCTGAAGTTATCGCCGCACGCATACAAGCATCGAAGATGGGATTTATTAAAACGCCGTCTGGCGATGACTATGTTGGAGATGGTTATGAAAATGATTTCACGCCTATCATCGATGTTGAACCGGGTTCGTTTCACCAGTTAGGTGCTGGACAGGACATTTCGTTCTTTGATCCTAACCATCCGAATACCGGATATGCGGAATTTGAAGGTGCAATGCTTCGCGGCATATCATCTGGCTTGAATGTTTCCTACGCGGCACTTTCTAACGATTTATCGTCAGTTAATTATTCATCGATCCGTCAGGGTGCGCTTGATGAGCGTGATGGTTATCGCGCGATGCAGATGTTTATGATCGAACACTTTATTGAACCGATATTCCGCGCTTGGCTATCTAGCGCGATGGATTTTGGCGGTATTCCGCTTCCATCGAATAAATATGATAAGTTTAGCGATAATGCGATGTTTAGAGGTCGTGGCTGGAATTGGGTTGATCCACTTAAAGAAATAAATGCGGCGGTTGTTGGGCTAAATAATGGCATCCTGTCTATGCAGGATGTTGCGGCGAATTATGGGCGTGATGTTGAAGAAACATTTAGTCAGATAGCGCGTGATAAAGAGTTAGCGCAACAGCTAGGATTGTCAATGGCGTTTGAACCTTTTGGAACTAAGATGCCAGCCCCAGCGGAAGTTGATGGTGGTGATGATGGCAACGTATAAAGGCCAAGATATTAATCTAAAGCCGACCGCGACTATGGCGGAAGAGGCGCAACGCGGTCTTGATTGGCGTAAAGAACACGGACGCGGCGGCACTGAAGTAGGTGTTGCGCGTGCGCGTCAGCTAGTTAATCGTCAGGAATTATCGCCAGAAACCGTGCGCCGGATGGTTAGTTATTTCGCGCGGCACGAAGTTGATAAAGAAGGCGAAGGATTTTCGCCCGATGAAGATGGATATCCATCAGCCGGTCGCATCGCGTGGGCATTGTGGGGCGGTGATGCTGGTAAATCTTGGGCTAATGAAAAGGATCGGGTTATGGATCGCATCGATGATGAAGAGCGTGGATGGGATGAAGAAAGACCATATCCAAACGAACACGCGGCACGCATAAACGAACCAGATCAATATGACGACTTTCGGCGTGAGGCCGATGCTGGCGGTTCTGGCATTGATTTTATCTATGGAATTGTGGATAATACGTCTGAAATACAATCTATTCGCTTCGATGCAGATCGGTACACCGAAGCGGAAGCGCGTGAGTGGCTGGATGACCACGATTTTGAACCGATCAAATTTGAACCAGCCATCGGCGAAAGAGGTGATGATATGGAAAACATCGAAAAAAATATTGTTGAAGACAATGTTGAAGAAGTCACAGAGGATGTGGCTCGCTTTGATCGTTCTGAAATGGTGCAACGCGCCATCGGTATGCAAGACACTGCGATTGATACAGAAAGCCGCACTGTTCGGGTTGGCGTATCATCCGAAGAGCCGGTTAAGCGCAGTTTTGGATTAGAAGTTATTGACCATCGCGCAGAAAGTATGAACCTTGAGTTTCTTAACTCTGGTCGTGCGCCTTTGCTGATGGATCACGATATGGAACGTCAAATTGGCGTTGTGGAATCTGTTGAACTTGATGAAAACGCACGCCGTCTGCGTGCGATTGTTCGTTTCGGAAGGGGCGAACTTGCTTCAGAAGTGTTCAACGATGTTGTCGATGGTATTCGGCAAAATATCAGCGTTGGCTATCGTTTAGATGGTCGCGTTGAACGTGAAGACGATCCCGATGAGTATTATCGGGTGGCTACTACACCTATGGAAATTTCTATCGTTTCAATTCCGGCAGATCAGTCAAATCTAGTCGGCGTTGGTCGGTCGAGTTCCGAACCCTTAAATGAAACCCTAGAGATCAAAGGAGTTGACGTTATGTCAGAAATCGATCTTGACGCGGTTCGGGCGGAAGCCGCCAAAGCCGCACAAAAAAATGCCAAAGAGATTATGACTTTGGCACGGAAGCACAACAAAGCATCAATGGGTGAAGAAGCCCTTGGTCGTGGTGTTTCCATTGACGAGTTCCGTGGCGAACTGTTGGAAGCTATCGGAAACGAGCCGCTGGACACCCCAGCACACGTTGTTGATGCGCCTGTTAAAGAACAGCGTGCTTATTCTCTTGGCAAGATGATCCGCGCACAAGTCACTGGTGACTGGCGTGACGCTGGCCTTGAGCGTGAAATGCACGATGAAATCGTTAAGCGCACCGGCAAGGAAGCACGCGGATTTTACATCCCAGACTTCGCTTTTCGTTCTGGCGTAATGACCACCGCCGCAACTGGCGCAGTAGGCACAGAAAATGTCACCGACAATTTCGTTCCAACTGTACAGCGTGGCGATATGTTCATTGAGGCATTACGCGCAAAGCAAGTAATGGCTAACCTTGGTGTCACATACATCGGCGGCCTTACCAATCGCATCCGTATGCCTAAGATTGCAACCGGCGCGGCGGCTGGCTTCGTTGAAGAAGCTGGCGATGTTAGCGATCAGTCCCCAACTGATGCTGGCGTAACGCTTCAGCCACGCACTCTTGGCGCAAAAGCCGCAATCTCTCGCTTGCTTGCTCTTGAGAGCGTTCCAGCAATCGAACAGGTTGTGCAAGACGATCTTCTGCGTTCCATCGCTGACAAGATCGAATACTATGCGATCCAAGGTTCTGGCTCTTCAGGTCAGCCAACAGGCATCTTGAACGATGGCAACGTTGGTAATGTTGACATTTCTGCCGGCACTGATGTTGCGGCTCTGACTTGGGCTGACATCACCGATCTGGTTAAGACTGTTGAAGACGCTAATGGCGTTATCAATCAGGCCGCACTTGGTTGGTTGTCAAATCCAAAGGTCAAAGCGAAGATGGCAAATACTGTTAAGGTTTCATCCACAGACAGCGTTATGCTTCTCAATGATCCTTGGAACAGCATCTATGGCTATCGTGCAGAGTTCACAAGCAACGTTCCATCAAACCTAAATCCGGGCGATGGTGGCACTGACGCTTCTGCACTGATCTTCGGTGACTTCTCACAACTAATGGTCGGCCTCTTCGGTTCACCATCAGTTATGGTTGATCCATATTCAGAGGGTGACAGCGGCAACGTTGTTATCCGCGTGATGCAAGAAGTTGATGTTGCTCTTCGTAACGCCGCTTCATTCGCTATCACCGATGAGGTATCAACTGCGTAATTTAACTGGTGGGCGGCTTCGGTCGCCCACCATTCCCACAGGGGGCTATGATGAAAATTAAGATTTTGGAAAAATGTTACACTGGGGATCGCGGCAATATGTTTGCTGGCGAAGAACACGATTTGCACGAAAACATTGCAAACAAGCTAATTACTCGCGGTCTTGCGGAAGCGGTTACAGAAAAGAAATATGGTCGTCCTAAGAAGAAGCTGGAAGACCGTTCTTTTGATGTTGCTGATATTGAAACGCCAGAGGATGACTAATGGCTGTTGAAAGCGCAGATGACCGTGCCATCTTCGTCAATGTCGATGACTTCGGTGTTGCGGCGACTTATACACCATCTGGCGGTGCTTCTAGCACTGTTAATGGCATTTTCGATAATGACTTTATCGAGGTTGATGCTGGTGGTGGTGTGGGTGTTGCGCTTCAGCAACCGCGCTTTCATTGCCGCACTGCGGATGTTTCTAGCGCGTCTGAAGGTGATGCGTTAGTTGTTAGCGGTGTTAATTACACTATCCGCATCGTACAAGACGATGGCACTGGGATGACGATGCTGGTACTGGAAAAGAACTAATGGCACACGTTCGCAAGCAAATCAGGGATGCGATAGTTACGGCGGTCACAGGATTAACGACCACCGGTTCTAATGTGTTTCGCAATCGCGTCTATCCGATTGAACAGGCGAACTTGCCCGGCTTATGTATTTTTACTAGAAATGAAGCCGTTGTTTTTGATACAATGACACTGGCGAGATCAATCGCTAGGAATTTGGAAATTATGATTGAAGCGTATGTTGTCGGGACTGCGAATTATGACAACACGCTTGACCAGATTGCCGTTGAAGTTGAAGAGGCTTTGGCGGCAGACGTAACTTTAGGCGGTCTTGCGAAGGACGTTATGGTTACGGCTTTTGAGGCGGATTTTAGCGGTGATGGTGAACAGCCTGTCGCTATTGGTCGCTTCACGGTGATGGTTGAATACCGAACCAAAGAAAATGACGTTGAAACTGCCAGCTAACAGGAGTTGAAAAATGGCAACATTCAAAGGAAACGATGGAGTCGTTAAGATCGGCTCTGACTCAATGGCAGAAGTTATTAGCTTCACCGTTGACCAAACCGCAGAAGTTATCGAAGACACTTCTATGGGTGACACTGCAAAATCTTATAAACCTTCTTTCACCGATGCAACTGCAACGATTGAAACCTATTTTGATGATACCGACACAGCGCAACTGGCTTGCACTGCCGGTTCTTCTGTGACGGTTAATCTTCAGATGGAAGGTGATACCACCGGCGACCATCGTTTGACCGGCTCTGGCATCGTTACAGGCCGTTCTATCGGTGTTTCTCACGATGGCATCGTGACTGCAACTTATAGCGTGCAGATTAGCGGTGGCCTGACTGAAGACACAGTATCATAAGGAGATTTCTAAATGTCACTGGGGAAAGAAATCTTAGATCGCGTCAACAATAGACGGCAACGGAATGTTATCGAAGTTCCGGAATGGGGTGAAGATGATGCTCCGTTGCTCGTCTATGTTTCGCCATTAACGATTGGCGATATCGATAAGTTACAGCGCAAGCACAAAAACTTTTTAGTTGATATGCAAGTGTCTGGAATGGTCGATATGATTATTATGAAGGCCGAAAATAAAGATGGCGATAAGCTGTTCACGCTCGAAGATAAAGTGTATCTTATGAAGATGGACTTGACCGCCATAGCCAATATCGCCGGGAAGATGATGAACAGCATCGATGGGATAGAGGCGCACGAAAAAAACTAACTAGCGATCACTTGCGGTTTAATGTTCTTCAGCTATGTGATCGCTTACACAAGACACAACCGGAAATAGAAGAATTGACGGTTGATGAACTTAACGAGTGGTTCGCTTATTTTAGGATAAAAGAAGATGGCAGATCAAAACCTCAAAATCAGAATCCAAGCCATCGACACCACACAAAGAATATTCAAGGCGGTCGCTAGTCGCCTTAATTCACTTCGTAAGACTGTCTTTAGCTTCCGCACCGCGCTGGTATCTCTAGCCGGTGCTGGTGGCTTTGGTTTTCTCATCAAATCATCGATGGATAGCATCGATAAGATCAGTAAGTTGTCACGCACGCTAGGTATTAGCGTTGCAGACTTGCGAAAGCTAGAATATGCGGCTGACCTGTCTGGATTATCTGTTGACACAGTTGCGCGTGCTGTTCGTAACTTGAACCGCGTAATGGTTGACTTCCAAGGCGGTACTGGCGATGCGAAAGACGCTTTTGATGAACTGGGTATCACCAGCGATGACTTAAATGCGGTTATGGGCGACCAGTTTAAGGTGCTGGAACTTCTAGCAGATCGCTTTGGCAATGTAGAGAACAGCGCAGTCAGGTCATCTATCGCACAAGACTTGTTCGGCGGTCGCGCGTCTGAAATGCTTCTGGTGTTAGAAGAAGGCGCGGAAGGTTTAGCGCAGATATCTGATGAGGCAGAACGGTTCGGCTTGTTGCTATCAGCAAGCGCGGCAAAAGGCGTTGAAGACGCTAACGATAGCTTCACGCGCTTGTTTGCATTGTTTAAGGGCTTGCGCGATACGGTTGTTTCTTTTCTTGCCCCAGCTATTCAAATGGCGGTTGAGTCAGCGCAAAAATATATTGAACAATTAATTAAATCCTATGACGGTGCTGGTGGTATTAAAGCATTTGCGAGAGATATTAGCCTTTCGCTTGTGAGTGCAATTCAAACGTTTGCCGAAACGATGGCTTTCATTATTAATCTATTAGTTGGCGCGATTAACGCATTGATCAACGTAATTAATTTTGTAACGGAAGCATTATTAAGAACGACTATGAGCACCGAAAGATATGCTAAAGTCACTAAAGATGCTTTGTATTATGTTGAGTCTTTGAGCGATACATTTGGCGATATTAACCCACGCGTTCAAGGTCTGATAAAAAGATTTGAAGAGCTTGCTAAGGCAGAGCAACTAGATGTTGAAGCGATGAGGGAGTTGGGGAAAGAGGCTCAATATTTATATGATAATTTTAACAATCTTGGGCTTAGTGGATTTGAAACTGCAAATGCTCTTTCCACTATTAGTATTCAAGCGGAAAACTTAACAAATGGCTTTGAGTTACTTGGCACATCTATTAATAATATTGGCTATCTTCCAGATGATTTTGAAATTCAGTTCTTTCACGTTAGGCAAGCCATCAATTCCGCGTATCAAGCCGGAGAAAACTTAAACGATGTAATGAATACTGGCACAGACAACAGTTACGAGTTCGGAACTGGTCTAAAAGAACTTGCGAAGAACGCACGCAACTTCGGTAAGAATATGGAAGATGTTGTTATTCGTGGCATCCAATCGTTTGAAGATGCGCTTCTAAGCGCAGTAACCGGCACAATGAAGTTAAAGGATGCGTTTAAGCAAATGGCGGCATCAATCATTAGCGATATTATTCGGATGACGATACGGATGCAGATTAGCGCACCGATAGCGGAGTTTCTTGCTGGTGCGATGCCATTTGGATCAACCGGCGGCACAAGCAAAACTGGCGCAAAAGCAATGGGTGGCTCTGTTGCGGCTGGAAAACCGTATATGGTTGGCGAAAAGGGTGCGGAGCTATTTATTCCCGGCGGTTCGGGAACGATTATCCCAAGCAACCAGCTAGGCGGTGGTGGCGCAGTTGTGCATCAAACCATTAACATTTCAACTGGAGTATCGCAGACCGTTCGCGCTGAAATAATGAACCTGATGCCGCAGATCGCAGAAGGCACTAAAGCGGCGGTGCTTGACGCTAGACGGCGTGGTGGTACATTTGCATCAGCATTTTCTTGAGGTGACAGATGACCATATCATATCCGCTAACACTTCCAACCGCTTCGGGCATCGCTAGGGTAAATCTTCGCGCTGTTAATGCGGTTGCGATTACAGAAAGCCCATTCACATTTAAGCAACAGGTCGTTCAACACTCTGGTCAGCGTTGGGAAGCAGAAGTCACAATGCCGCCTATGCAACGCGCAGATGCTGAAGAATGGATTTCGTTCTTGCTGTCGCTTAATGGCGTGAAGGGGACTTTTCTGTTGGGCGATCCTAATGCGGCAACGCCACGCGGAACAGCGTCAGCCACGCCGGGAACGCCACTGGTCAACGGTGCTGATCAAACAGGCGAAACGCTAACGATTGACGGATTGCCAACTAGCGAAACAGGTTATCTTAAAGCTGGCGACTACATTCAGATAGGCGGTGGCTCTGCCGCGACACTGCACAAGGTTCTGGTCGATGTTGATACGAACGCGCTAGGTCAGGCCACGCTAGATATCTGGCCTTATATCAGAACTGCACCGGCTGATGACGCAACGGTTGTGGTATCAAGCGCAAAGGGGCTGTTTCGACTAAGCACAAATCAAACAGATTGGTCAATTAACGAAGCCGCTTTTTATGGTGTAACTTTTGCGGCTATTGAGGCGATAATATGAGTAGGTCGCTTTCTAGTGGTATTATCGGCGCAATATCATCAGAAGCGATTAAGCCGTTTTTTGCTATTGAATTGCGTTTTGATACGCAGACGCTTTATTTCTGGACAGGTCTTGGAAATATTACAGTTGACGGCATAACCTATGTTGGCACTGGTCAATTTCTAAAGGTTAGCGAAATATCCGAAACCGCAGAAATATCAGCAAAAGGCGCGATGATAACGCTTTCTGGCATACCGTCAGAATTGCTATCGCTTATCTTATCCGAGCCGTATCAGGGAAGACTTGGCATTATTCGCTTCGGATTAATGGATGCCAACCGCAGTTATTTGTTAGATGAAGATGGCAATTATGTTTTGCAGGAAGATAGTTCGCGCATCGATATCACAACTGGCGATCCTAATGATCTGGTCGAAATATTCAAAGGTTATATGGATCAAATGAACATCGAGGAAGGCGCGGAAACTTCGACTGTTGCGTTATCGATGGAAAGCAAATTAATTGATTTAGAAAGGCCGCGCGTTTTGCGCTATACTGATGCAAATCAAAAATCACGATTTCCAACAGATCGCGGATTTGAGTTCGTTGAAGATTTGCAAGATAAACAATTTAACTGGGGACGGCGTTAATGTTTTATGATTGGGATATTCGGCTTGCTGATTATATCGAAAGCGTTAGGAATAGGCCGTTTGAGTGGGGCAAGTTTGACTGCCTCATTTTTGCTAATGAAGCGGTGCGTGTGCAAACAGGCAAGGGATTTGCTAATGATTGGATGGGGCGATACGATAGCCCACAATCGTGTTATAAGCACGCTCTAGGGCTGTTAAAGGCTAATAGGTGGGATAATATAGTCGAGGCAATAGATACGCGCCTAACGCGCTTAGATTCGCTTATGCCGCATCGTGGAAATATCATCGGTCGTCAGCGTGAAGATATGTCGGTTACTGGGATTTCTTTAGGTGTCGCTGTTTCTGATCAGGTGGCGTTTCTTGGGCATAACGGAATTGAATTTTCCGCACCACAAGAGGAAGATATTTTCTGGCTAATCTGATGCGCTATTTTCTCTTATTCTTTTTGATTTTCTATCCCACGGTTGTTTTTGCTGATCCGGTGTCAATCGCTATTGCGGCGGCTACTGCCGCTTCTTCAACTGCGGTTGCATACGTGACAGGCACTTTAGCAATTAGCGCAATGAGTTATTTTGCCTTAAGTTTTGCCGTAACGCTTGGCCTGTCTTACATATCATCATCATTACAACCGAAGCCGAAAATGCCATCTTTTTCTGGTCAGCAAGGATATCAAGTCGCCGGTATAGGCGCGGCTCAAGACCACGCGATTATCTATGGGCAAACAAGGGTTGGCGGTGTTGTTGTTTATAAAGAAGCAACAGACAACAACAAATATTTGCATCTGGTTGTTGCGATTGCCGGTCACGAATGTGAAGAAATCACAAGCGTTTATCTCAATGATGAAATACTAACTCTTGATGGTGACGGAAACGCAACTGCGCCATCTAAGTATGACGGTTATGTGCGTGTTAAGACGCATCTAGGCACTGATACGCAAGAAGCCGATGATACGCTTGTTAGCGAGTCAGATGGCTTATGGACGGTTGATCATAAGTTGCAAGGGATATGCTACGCATATATCCGCTTGCAGTTTAACGCCGACAGCTTCCCGAATGGCGAACCGGCGATCAGTTTCTTGGTTAAGGGGAAGAAAATATATAATCCAAACACCGAAACAACCGCTTGGTCAGATAATGCGGCGTTATGTTTGCGCGATTATTTAACGGCTGACTATGGTCTGGCAACTGACGACATTGATGAAACGCTGTTCGCTACTGCCGCAAATATCTGCGATGAGAGCGTTGCGCTTGCGGCTGGCGGCACAGAAAAGCGATACACAACTAACGGATCGTTCACCACCGCCGGAACGCCAAGAGATATTATAGATGACTTGCTTCGCGCTATGGGTGGGACAATCTGGTATGCTCAAGGCTATTGGCGCGTTAAGGCGGCGGCTTACACGACACCAGTCTTAGCTTTTGATGAGGATGATCTTCGGTCAGCGATTAAGATCAACACAAGACATTCGCGGCGCGATAACTTCAATACGGTTCGCGGTACATTCAGAGGCGCGGAAACCAATTATCAAGTTAGCGACTATCCAGAAGTGTCATCGGAGTTCTTTATTGATGTTGACGGTGGCGATAAGAGCGTTATTGATTTTGATTTGGGATATACCAATACATCAACACGCGCACAACGTATCGCTAAGATTGCGCTTTATCGTCAGCGTGAACAGTTAAGCGTTTCCGCTTCATTTGGGATGCGTGCGTTTCAAGTTCAGATTGGCGACATCATTAACTTAACAAATACACGCGCTGGCTGGGATGAAAAGACTTTTGAAGTTGTGAATTGGCAATTTGTTCCAGAGGCTGATGGCACGCTTATCGTTAATATGGATTTGCGTGAAATATCTTCTGCGGTGTTTAGCTGGGCGGCAGAAGAAAGCGCGTTTGAAACAAACAACACCACGCTTGCCGATCCGTTCGATGTGCCGCCAATCGGTGTAAATATCACATCCGAAGCGCGTGTTATTAACGAGCATTTGACCAATGTTATTATCGCAACGGTTTCATCTGACGCGCCAGAGCGTATTGATCAGGTGGAAGTGCAGTTTAAGAAGACCAGCGAAACCGATTATCGTTTAGCCGGTTTTGGCGATCTAGGTATAACCGAAGTGCTAGATGTTGAAGATGCTGAATACGATGTGCGTGCGCGTGCGATCAATACGTTCGGGATTAAGGGCGACTTTGTTACGATCACTAATATCACGGTTGATGGTCTAGCTGATCCACCGGCTGATGTTGAAAACTTTAGCTTCAACGTATCGTCTGCCGGTATTCATCTTGAGTGGGATGCTGTTCCTGATCTTGATCTGTCTTTTTATCGCATTAGATACACGCCTGATGAAAGCGGCGGCACTTTCGCTAATGCTACAACTGCGGTTGATAAGGTTGCGCGTCCGGGGAATAGCGTCACAGTTCCGCCGCGTTCTGGCACTTATCTTATTAAGGCATACGACAAATCTGGCAATCAATCCGTCAATCCGACTTCTGTCGTTGTGCGTGAAGAAGATTTAGATGTATTCGCAACAACCTTGACGCAAGCTGAACATACTGCGTTTAGCGGAACAAAAACAGGTTGTTCCGTTTCATCAAGTCGTTTAAGAATAACTGATCCATCAACTGCGCCATCGACCTCGACTTATTTGTTCAGCAATTACATTGACACAAGTTCGGTTCGGGTTGCGCGTGTTAATATGGATGTTAAGGTACTTCGGATTAATGATGCGGCAACCGATACATTTGACACGTTGACAGGATTGTTTGATAGCTTGCCGGGCAACTTCGATGATCTAACCGGTAGCACATCATTTACCGATACAAATGTTATTCAGTTTGTATCGACAACAGACGATGATCCGGCTGGTTCGCCAACTTGGTCAGATTATAAGCGTTTCAAGTCTGGTGACTTTTCTGGACGCGCGTTCAGATTTAAGGTAGAATTGCAATCGACTGCGGATGACATCACTCCGGCGATTGAGGAATTAACCGCAAAGGTGAGATATAACTAATGGCAACACACGATTATGTTATTGACAATCAGACCACACCGGCTTTTCGGTCTGATCTAAACAACGCTTTATCCGCTATTGTCACAAACAATAGCAGTTCATCTGCGCCATCCACGACTTATGCTGGGATGTGGTGGCTAGATACGACAAATAATTATCTTAAAATACGCGATAAAAATGATGCGAATTGGATTACGATTGGCGAGTTCGATGTTGCTAATAGTCGCTTTGAGTTGATTAGCAATAGCTTAACTGCGGCATCTGCGGCTGGGATTGATATATTTAATTCATCCGGCACGAAGATAATTGACTTGCAAGTTGCATCACAAGCAACTGCGGAAACCGGCACGAACAACACAGAAATAATGACACCGCTTCGAGTGGCGCAATCTATTGCGGCGAATGTTGTTGGCTATCCGCAAGTTATTACGACATTAACAAGCGGCACAAGTTACACCATCCCATCTGGCGCACAGGCGATTCTTATTCGCGCTTCTGGCGGTGGCGGTGGTGGTGCGGTACACGCTAACCCCGGCACTGGCGGTCTTGGCACTAATAGTTATACTCAAGGTGGTGCTGGCGGCGTAACAACGGTGTCCAATGCAACACTTGGCATTAGTGTCAATGCGCCGGGTGGTTCGCGCGGCAGTGTTGGCGGTGCTATGTCAACATCTGAATGGCACACAAATCAGGGGACACCCTCTGGCGGTGATGTTTTTTGGAACGCTGGCGCGTCCGGCGGCAGAACAACAGGGAACAATTTCGATAACTCACAAGAAGATGGCGGTGCTGGTTGCGTTGTTCAAAAGTATGTTACCGGGGCGGCTGTTGGCGGCAAGACATTAACTTATTCTTTAGGTGCTGGCGGCACAGCAACAACTAACGGTGGCTCTATTCAGCCAGAACCCGGTCGTCCGGGCTATATTGAAATCACAGTGTGGTAGGTGAAAAATGCCTGATAAAAAGATATCCGAACTTGATGCGATTACCGGTTCAGCTACTGCGGCTGATGACTTCTTTATTGTTGTTGATAGTTCTGGCGCATCAACCAATAAGATTAGTCGCGCTGAATTAAATAACGCGATTGAACAGGATGTTTTAGAGAACATCAGCATCACTAATCTAACAAGTGATCTAAACACCAACGGCAACGACATCAACTTCGGCGACAACGACAAGGCCATCTTTGGTGCTGGGAACGATTTAAGCATATATCACGATGGGTCTGGCTCATTTGTTGATGAACAAGGCACTGGTGGCCTCATTCTTCGTGGTACAAATTTATTTTTGCGTTCTTCTACAAATGAAAACTATTTAGGTGCAGTTGCGGATGGTGCGGTCGATTTATATTACGACAACTCACCCAAACTATCCACCACCGCCTCTGGAATCAATGTGCAGGGCAGTGTGACGGCTGATGGGCTGACTGTTGATGGTAATGTAGAAATGACAGGCAATCCTGTTATTAGTAACTCCTCACCAGAAATTACGTTTGAAACAACAGGCCCAAGTCACGCAAACTGGCAGATTGCTGCTCAAGAAAATCTATCTAACGCCTTCGAGATAGCTTCAGGTCAACAAGATGCTGATGCTTCAGATGATACTTGGACAAAGCGATTTACTGTTCTTAACAACGGCGACATCAGCTTCTACGACAGCACAGGCGTGACGCAAGGTTTCTTCTGGGATGCCGACCAACAGCGATTAGGGCTGGGGACGATTTCTCCAATCAGCATATTAGAAACTTACAACACGTCTTATGCTGCTATGACTAGCACCACCACAACAGGATATTCAGGTTTCAGAGCAAGAAGCACCAGTGGAAACTTTTATTATTTCATTGATGATAGTACAGGGTCTGCATTTAGTACAGGTGCATACTCCCGTGTTCTTTGGTCTGATGGTGCGTACCCTATGGTTTTTGGAACTAACGCAACAGAACGTATGCGCATCACATCGGGCGGCTCGGTGCAATTCAAGCCAGATGGCGTAACGGCTGATATGACGCTTGATGCGTCTGGCAACTTGCTGGTGGGTAAGACGAGTACCGCAAGCAATGTTGTTGGTGCATTTATTCTAAACAACGGACTAATTCGTGCGGATGTTGACGGCGGTGTTGTCAATGTAATGAACCGCAAGACAAATGATGGCGATATTGCTGTATTTCAAAAAGACGGCACGACTGTGGGGAGTATTGGGGCTAAGTCTGGGGATATTTATATCGGCACAGGTGACACTGGTCTTAGATTTAATGATGGAGACAATGCGGTTTATGCCGCTGATACAACAACGGGTAGCGCAAGTGATGGGAATATATCATTAGGTGTTTCTTCTGCCCGCTTCAAAGACCTCTACCTCTCTGGCGGTGTCTACTTGGGCGGCACTGGTTCGGCTAATTATTTGGATGACTATGAGGAGGGCACTTGGACTTGCACACCATCTGACTCCAGCGGCAATAACTCATCAACAACTGCAACTGGTGCTTACACAAAAATCGGTGATGTGGTTAATGTTAGACTAAACACTATCCAAAATATAAGCACTTCAGGTCTTACTGGGTCAGATACTCTTCGCTTGAATGGATTGCCTTTTTCCGTTTCTGGTAACACTGCTGGAAGTAGTTCAGCTAACAGAATAGCATATGCTTCAGGTAGAACATCAATGACTGTCAGGGCTAAAAATGGCACATCATATCTTGAACTTATACAAGATGGAAATGATGCCAACGTTGCATTGGCAACTGTAAGTAACGTAGTTAGTGGCACATCTGATATAGCGATGATTAGCATAACCTACAAAACAAACGAATAGCCCTGTTGGAGATAGGGTCGGACAGTCCATAGCCAAAGGAGATAAACGATGGCATTAACAGAAGAAACAGTACAAGACAAAATCGAAATCGTAGGCGACTTCAAGCACGTTCAAGTACGCACCGCAACAGTCATCAAGCGTGATGGCGTTGAGATTAGCCGTAGCTTTTCACGGCACGTTGTAGCACCTAACGCTGACATCACAGGCGAAAGCGCAGAAGTTCAGGCTATTTGTGCGGCGGTGCATACACAAGCAATCAAGGATGCTTATGCGGCGCATTTAGCGGAACAGGAGTAAATTATGGCAACCTATACTTGGAATTTCCCACAAATTGACACAGCACCTAGCGAGGGTGACTTAACAGATGTAGCCAAAGCTATTCACTGGCGGCTAACAGCAACACACGACAGCGCAACGAATGACGAAGGCCAGCCGCTTTCTGTCAGCGCATATGGAAGTGCTGGTGTTGGCGAAGCTAATGCTGACAGCTTTACAGCGTTTGACAGCCTGACACAGGAACAGGTGAAGGGCTGGGTGTTGGCATCACTGGACAAGACTGAAGCTGAATTACAGGCGATGCTTGACCAACAGTTAGACAATCTCATCAGTCCACCCACTGTGGGCAAACTTCCAGCAGGGTGGTAACAATGGAAATGGGTTTCTTAGCTGACGTTCTTATAGGTGTTATAATCGGTGGTGGTGCTTGGTACATTAATCACCTGACCGCAAGGATTGGTCGGCTTGAGGAACGCATCAATTCCACCAGAGAAACCTTCATTCACAAGGATGAGATGGCTCAGATGCTGTCACGCATTGAGGATAGGTTTGCGAGATTAGAAGACTTGCTTCACAGGCTGATGGAAAAGTGAGCCAGTTTCTTGTCATCTTTGTTATCCTTACACAACAGATGACATTTGTTATAAAGCCTTACGACTTAGATTACTGCCCCAGTTACGAAGAAGCAAAAGCGAATATGTCACATTTATACCAAGAATATGATGTAGGGTATTGGTCGTATCAGTGTTTCAATCGAGGCAGTAATGTGTGATGACGGAACTGGTGGTGGCGTTTTCGCTTGTAATGTTTATAGGTGCTGATGATGGAAGAAGAGAAAATCCTACGAACCTTACTTTTTATTCTGTTGATGATTGCCTCTATTTCGCGAAGCGACTCGCAACCCGATACTCAAATAACGGATATGTGGATTTAGATAATCGTGATACAATCACAACGTATTGCGTCCCGAAAGCGGTCGATCCAGCCACGACAAGGATATTC